CGCAAACGTTAAAAATACCAATACACAAACTTCCGAGACTACTTTTACTCCTGATACGGCAGCCGTTTCCACCCCAACCATGGCAGGTGGGACTCAAGCCGTGGCTCCTGAAGTCGGTTACGCAGGTTCATTTGCGCCTCAAATGAGTGCGCCTATAAGCTTCAGTGTTCAGGGTGGCGGCGCTGTTGGAGCAGGTAAAACCGTAAGAGGCAGTCGACTAGGGCGCGGCGGCCCGGAACTTATGCGACCCGTAAGTGGTTCGGTAACTATGGGCAACGTGTCAATTTCTAGCACGATGTCTCCCTCGTTCAGCAATATCGGAAACGTAGATGCAAGTGTAAAAGGAGTTACTGGAGCGGCGCAAACGCAAACTGCTCCCGTCTCGACCACTGTGGGCGCTCCCCAAACACCGAAATTCGGTGGAATTGGAGGACAAACTTTTGTTGAACCTGGGCCAACCCGAGAAAAACCTGCGCCGAGCAAACCAGCAAAAAGCGGCTTCGACTTAGGCACTTATGACATAAAGTCACGAGGGGGTGCAGGGTTTGGTATGAAAGATATTGAGTATCTCCGCTCGCAGGGAGTTACGGATAAGCAAATGCAGGACTACGCGCAGGGCTTAGGTCCCAACGTGAATTTCGGCAAGGTGGCGAAGGAGACTCTGGGATTAGGTATTACCGCTCCCACCCCGGCTGGGGTTAGGTCCACTCCTGCACAGAGAGCAAATACAACTCAGCTTGAGAGCCAGATGGGCGGGTCTACGACCTCCGTCAGTAACGTGCCCACGGGGACGGGACCATACGCCCCAGGTAAAGGTGCGACTCCTAAGACAACGGCTGCTACGAATCAACTGGCGGGTCAAATGTCCACGGGGGGAGGGTTGCAAACTTCCGGCGGACAACAAACCTCCTCTAAACAGACAACTCCTGCTAAAGCGACGAATGCTAAAGCAAAAGCTCAGGTCATAAAAGCTAAGGAAACTGTAAAAGAAACAAAGTCCGTTCCCAAAGAGGACCGCACGAAAGCAGACAATAAAGCCCTAGAAGCATCTAAAGCTAAACTCCAACTGGAGAGGCTTCAAGCGGATAAAGAGCGATCCGAACGGACTAAAGCAGAGCAACGGGCTGTCGAGGAAGCTAAGGCAAAAGCAAAAGCAGCGGCAGAAGCCGCAGCTAAAGCGAAGGCCAAAGCTCAGGCAGCTAAAAAGGAACCAGCAAAGACGACGGCGAAAAAGAAATAAATGTAAATAGTACACAAGGAAGCCTCGTTTAAAACGGGGCTTTTTTTTATTGCCAGATCGCGAAGAACCTCATAAAATTGCCGCATGTTACGCAGTGTAAATGAACCTCGTTCAACTGAAGTTAAATAAAGAGAAGGAGATTCAGGCAATCAAATTAAACGCGTCTTACCACGGGGTGATCCTGGTTGACGAAAACGTATTTATAACCGAGGAGAACTTCGAGTCTCCCTTACGTGCGGCTAACTACGCAAGGAAACTGAAAAAAGAGAAAAAAATAAATTCCTGCTCTAAAGAAAGACAAAGTTCTTTAAAGACAAAAATAAAGCCTAAAATAATCGAGACGATAAAATTATTAACTGAGGCCGACGTGGCTGGCCATACGCCTCTACATTACAGGGAAATTTGGGTGATCGTTTCACCCTCAGGGACTTTTGTACATCAAACGCTTAAAGAGGGCTCTGTCGTTAAATATGGTTCTGATCGGGATAAAGCTCAAATTTTCAAGACATATGAAGACGCTATAACGATGGCAAATACTCTTAACTGTGTGGTTAAGTGTGGACATACACTGAAGAGATTCTTTATAGAAAATAAAAGTAAGTGAAGGAATCTTACATACTCACAATTACGAAAGGTAAAGCAGAGAAAAAAATAACGATTTACGCAAACGACAATAACCACGCTGTCGCCCAGGCTGAGGATATAAGTAGGGCTCTGGATGCAGAAAAGTTTCAGGTTAGTTATGGCGATGAGAGTAAAACACTACTGTCGTGTTTATTTAAAAAACTAGCTTTTAATAACTTCAAATACGATCAGTGCGATGAGTGGACCGGCTCGCACACAAACGAAACCCCGTGCCTATACCTATTTAAAAAAAGGCTGTATGTACGAAACATAATCTTAAAGTACTTAGATATTCCTAAGGATGACTGTGTAACTAAACTAACCTGCAAAAATACTAAATGCACAAATCCTTATCATTTCTGCTATGTCCCTCAGAAAAACTCGAAAATCTCTGGCGCGGATCGCGGTTTGGCGGTAGCCTATCTGAGCCAAGGCGCCAGCGTTTCGCAGGTTGCCTCAGCACTCAACGTTCACCGTTCAACCATTTACAGGAACCTAAAGCATGAATGTTTTCATCCTCGGTCTGCGAGTAACGGAAACGGCTCAGGAAGATGAAGGAACTTTAAACGTTCTAACAGAATCACTTCCATCTAACGACAAACGAGTACCAACCAAAGTACAGCTCCTTCAAAACAAAGATCATTACGTCGGAAAACTTCTTAACGATTTAAAAAAAGACGACACTGTTTTAGCTGTAGGACCGACGCGTCCGACTCCCGATGGATGGCTGCAAATGCAGCCCATGCTGGTTGTTTCGCAAGAAACTAACTTCGACGATCTTTTAGCGATCAATCTGTTTGTTGCCACGGGTGGCTTAGGTCCTAAGGCAGATGAAATCGAGTTGAGTGACACTACTGTCACAAACCGTTCTCTTGCATGGCAGACAGATAATGCCGAAACAGCATGGTTTAAATTGACGGGTTGGGGTGAGCTTTCTAAACAGCTCTCCGAACTAGCGCCGGGTACTCCGACAATCGCCGTGGGGCGCGTCTCCACAAGCGAGAAGGACGAAAAGTGCTATCTGAACTACAACTTAGAAAAAGTTCTCTATCTGCCTAAAACAACTAAAACCGCTCCTAAGAAGGCTGCTGATCCAGAAAAAGGAAAAGTGGCCGCTGCTGCTCTCGGTTCGATTGATTTCTCTCTCTGATTTGGTACTTTCCCATGGTTTTTATCGCTGGTCAATTTTCTGAAGACGAGATTCTCTGTAACGTTCCTCCGCATACACTACGAATTGATCTTCAAGCTCGCCGCTGGAAATCAGACGTAGACCCTGAGAACGCAATCGTTGATAAGAACGATAACGGTATCCCTATCGAATTTGTTCTTCTCGGCTTTGTTCCTTACTTCGGAAATCTAGGACTTCGTAACTGCGAAGAGTTTCTTCGCATCGCTTACATCGGTGTTAGTCCCAAGCATCGTTTATTACCTCCGCGTTGCGTAAGTACTTCGATGATTGGAGGTAAGTCCTCTCAGAAAAATTTCATTAGCTATTTCCAAACTCTCTATAACAACCGTATAAACTGCGCGTCAATTATTACATCAACAAAGTTCGTCACTCGCAGCTTCAATGAGCGAGATCCCATGACGGGAGCTGACGGAGCAAAGATTAATTTCAACGCACTGGAATTTTCTGATCGGCCCGCCGAGACTGAAGAAGAACAAAAACTAATCGAAGACATTAATGTTTGGCTTTCAAACAAAGGGACGAACCTCATCACGTCGGCGCTCAAGTCTCACATTCCTGGATCGGATCTGGTTGAGCTTCCACTTGGCGCAGACCATCAGGAGATCAAGGCGCAATTCGCCGCCACGCGTCCATCCTCACATGACCGGGCACTGGGTTCTGCTCCTGTCGCTAAGGCTCTTAAGTCCGCTTCTGATCTGGATAACACAGAGGAGAAGCCAGAACCTCCGCAGCCAAAAAAGGCGCTGGAGCTGACGGAGGAGCAAGCCAAGAGTCTCGGGTTAGACTTCTGAAGCGAAGCCACTGACAGAGGGGCGTCATTCGACGCTCTTTTTTTGTGCAAACTCATGATCAAACATCGAACACTTCGAATCAAAAAGGATCCGTACTGGATTTCTGTCTATTTAACTTACTGGGGTGAATACACCTGGAATCTTGGCGCAGCCATTTGCAAGTCAAGACGAGCGGCTAACGATTGGAACAGAGGAAGATATAAACGACGACGTGTAAAAAAATTTATGTCCTCCTTAAACCCTTCGACATTCGCTCACATGTACGCCTTAAAGCGTCTTGTGCAAGCAGCAATCGAAGTGATTCCTCACGGGGACGGTGTGGTGATCTGTCCAGAACAGTTGGACAGAACTTGTCTCGCTAAGTTCGCTGAGAGATTCGGGTTTACCTATCATCAATCGGATGATGTGT